GGGTCTTGTACATGGTTTCTTTACTTCGCTAGAGCCTCCAAGGGGCCAATCGCTAAGCCGGCACAATTACCGCTCGTCATGGTTACGCCCAAACGAGTTAGGGCGGGGTTGTACTCATCATAGAGACCCAAGACATTTGCAAACATTCGTGAGTTCAGGTCTATCAACCTGAGCAAACAAAAGTCCACAAGAAGAACACCACTCCTTCCGGAGTCCAGCCAATTTTGGCCAGCGTGAGCACACAGGATATGAAAGATAGGGGTCGCAACGGCCAACCACAGAAGAATACGAATCAAAATGGTCCTGACAAATTTTCGGCATTATCTCATCAATTTGATCGTTTTTGAACATCTGTAAGCTTTGGAGGGAGTCCAAATACTTCTCTATTTTCACTTGTGCTTCGACGGTGATGCCATATAACTCCTCAACAAGACGCCGGCTGTTCATACCGACTTCAATGTCACAGGGCCTGCTTGTTATTGCAATGGCTTCACTGATCCTGTCCTTTTCCCATGAACTAAGATCCCGTCGGGTTAACCCAATGGAGGCATCTGACCGTTCCGTGACACGAAGTCCGTACCGAGACAGTGCTGCTACAATCGGGCAACCTGGGTATTGATATGCTAAGGAAAGAGCCTTACATCTAAGCAAACCCCGCAATTTGTGGGGACGCACACGTGCGTACTGCCTGGATGTCCACACGAAAGTCGCTAGTATCTTTCGGGGGTCTGAGATGATACGCCTATCTTCTAGGTCGAATACCATTCCACAGAAGGAAGCGGTCTCCAGTTTCGTATGGGTTTCCGCTTTTATTACTAAGCCGAGTTCGGCAAAGTCCTCTTTCGTAGGGGGGTTTCCTATCATGGTAAAGAGACCATCGTCTCCTTCAACCACGCCTATCACACGCTCGCAACCAACCTTTTGGCAAGTATAAAGCATAAACATCAGATTTGAAAATCCATTGCCTAGTGATGTGCACATCTCCCCGGACATCCGTGTTCCATCAAGTTGAACCACGAATTCCCGAAACTTACAGACGTTCCGGCCGCCAATAACTTTGCCAACAAGTTTATTGAAATCAGGACCCAAAGGTAGGTTCCTGACCATGTATGAGTAAAGCTCAAACTCACACGCTGCCATCAACTCAACAACAAACTGGGATTCGAACGCCGTATAGTCTGTTGCTATGTATTTTGCTCCTTCTCTATGTAACATCTCGAGTATATAATCGGGACGTTTCTCCATAGGAACATGCTTAATAAAGGCGGGGTTCTTAAACACCTCTTCCTCGATCAGCTTAAAGATAGGACCCACAGCACACTTATACGCATCAGAACGTGAGTTAATCGTTCTGGCATGCTTGGGGGTCGGGTATACCTCATCTTTAATGAAGGACGCACAGGCGAAGTACTTTTGGGCCTTCTTAGGGTCCCAAATGTCATCGACTGCTTCCCAGGCCTCGCGCAATTCCTTCTTGCGCCAGTCGGGGTAATTTGTGCGTTCCAGCCATGATTCGACCGAAACATCCACATCAGAAGGGAGACTTACGAAATTCTCCTGAATGTAGATCCTCACGAACCTTCGGAAGTTGTAAAGTTCCTTTGGTTTCGCTGAGGGAGGGGCTACACAAACCCTCTTGCGGG